GCTGCTAAGTTCATTGCTCCTGCAATGAAGAGTGCTAAACCGTTTGTCTCAAAATTCTTTGGGAAGATTCCTATTATTGGTCCACTTGTTGTTGGTATAGTCTCTATAGTATCAGGAGAACCATTAGGTAAGGCATTATTCAAAACTCTTGGTGCTGCATTAGGTGGTGCATTAGGAACCTTCATACCTATTCCTGTTTTAGGAACACTGATTGGTGAAACTATTGGTGTGTTTGTTGGTGATTTACTTTATGAAGGTTTAATGGGTAAAGGATGGGGAGCAGTAGGTAAGAAATTACTGAAATCCTTGATGAAGATCTTCAGTGCAGGTAAGGCAGTATTTAATTGGATAACTGGTGGATTTGGTAGGTTCTGGGAGAAGGTTCCTAAGTTTAAGATACCAGATTTTCCTAAGAAACCACCAAAATGGATTCCTGAAAAGGTTGGTTGGTTTGGTATTCCTGGTTGGGTTAGAGAAGGAGTTTGGAAAGGTTTAAGAACTGGATTAAAAGTCTTAATGGGACCATTATCTTTACTAATGGGTAAAGAGGTTCCAAATTTGTTGTGGTTAATGAATCCATTCCAGACCGCTCCTGCATTGGTTAAATCATTCTTCCCACCAAAAGGATCTGGATCTAAGAAAGCAGAAACAATAACACCAGAGGTAGAGGAGGACGAGAAAGCCAAGGCAAAGAAAAAGGCGAAGAAGAAGGCTGATAAGAAGGATCTTTTGATTGCAAAACTTAAAGGTGAACTGAAGGAAGCTAAGAAGATTAAAAAATTAAACTTCACGGTTGAGAGAATTACTTTGGGTGGTGATGTAGCAGCAGTATCAGAAGAGGCATCTTATGAAGGTCAGTCAGTTGAAGTAGTCAAAATAAATAAGATAGTTGAGAAGACTGTAACTGCTGGAAATTCTGGTGGAGATAGATCTTCTGGGGGATCATCTAATAATGGTACTATAGATAACAGAATGGAGGCAGCATTAGCATAATGTCAGCAGTAACCGCAAATAGTATTCTTACATCTGGTGATATAATCAAGTGTGAGATCACGTCTAACAGAGATCCAAGTAAGAAGATGGACATCTCTGCTGGTGTTGTTATGTTTAATTATTATGAGAGTATTCTTGATAGTACAGTTAGGTTTACCTTAACTGTAATGGATACTGGTCAAGGTGAGGAAGGTAATACTGCAATTGCTGGTTTACAGTTAAATGGGTTCGAGAAAGTAGAATTAGTTTTTGAGGATAACCAAGATAATAAATTAAAATTTGAAGGTGATAATGCTATGTGGATCTCTGAGATTCGTAATGTAACATCACATACCGAGAGAACAACATATACTATTGATTTGGTATCTAAAGAGTTCCTTGCAAATGAACTTTGTGGTACTGAGGTATATGCTAGGTATGATGGTGAGATATCTGAATCTGTAGGTAATATATTAAGTAAATTTTTAAAATCCCAAAAGGAATATGAGGGAGATCCTACAAAGAACAAATATAACTTTATGGGTCAAGGTAAAAAACCTATTAAATTAATGACTGAACTTGCTAGATTATCTGTTAGTGAAGAAGCATCAGAATCAGCAGGATATTTTTTCTACCAGAATTATGATGGGTTTAGGTTTAAAGCAATTGATGTTTTATTCGACCAGGAACCAGTTAAAAGTTTTGTATATAATGCAAGTACATCTTTACCTGAAGGGTATGATGCCAAGATACTTGAGTATCAATCTAAGGGAACTATTAATGTTAAAAAGAATTTATTAACTGGTACATATGGATCTAAAATGGAGACATATAATCCATTTACAGATATTTTTGATACAGCAGCAAAAGTAGTAGAAAATGCTGCTCAAAAAGTTTTAGGTGGTAAGGATTTACCTCTTATGGCTGAGGAGTTTATTCGAGATTATGGATTGGAATCTAGAAGATTTTTTAGAAGACTTGATATAGGTGAATTGCCTGATGGTGATGTTGATGAGCAGGTTGAGAGAGCAACAGATGAGAACATTGATTCAAAGAATGTATTCATGCAAGCTGCTATGCGTTATAATAAGTTGTTTACAATTGTAGTAACAATAAAAGTTCCTGGTGATTTAAGTTTGAGAGTAGGTGAGACAATTAAAATTGATTTACCATCACAAACTACTGAGAAAACAGAACGTCCAGATAAGGAATTAAGTGGTATATATATGATATCTGATATATGTCATCATTTATCAAGTGATAGTTGCCTGACCAAAATGCGGTTAGTACGTGACTCATTTGGTCGAAGCTGATATAATTAGGATAAATATTTACATCATATACTAGAAGAATATGACTAAAAAACACGATTTAGATCACGAAGTTTATCTTGATCCTAAAGATGGTAAAGAGCATATCAATCATGGTATGTTGGAATACTCTAAGGAAGATTTGGAGACTGCTCACGCATATTATGATGAGTACCATAAGGATGATGAACCTGAGACTGGCATTAATGATTATCACTTGAGACATCAAGATAAGAAGTTGGATCAGTATTGTGACAATCATCCAGATGCATTAGAGTGTAGAGTATACGACGAGTAATGGTACAGGAATCAGGCTTACTTTTTAATCCAGAATCTATTTCCAAGACTTTTTGGGAAGGGATTGTTGCACCTAGAGAATCTTGGCCTAGGGATGAAGAAGGTCTGACTAGTACAGATGAGTTAAAGAACTGGAGTCAGAGAGTTCGTGTCAGAATTATTGGGGTGAACTCTCCTGACAAAAATATAAACCCAGATGATCAACTTATCTGGGCAGAATTACCAGGAAGTACAATGGGTAGTGGACATAAAGGAAGTGGTGCATCTTCTGCTGTTACTCAAGGTACTCATGTTCGTGGTATGTGGACTAATGCTGCTGAAAAGACAGGGGCATTTATTATTGGTATAAAATCTAATAATGAACAAACTAAACTAAACAAGAAGCAAGAGACCACTGATGGTTTTGCTCCTCTTAGTGGATATACTGAAAAAGATCTGGTTGCAACTTTTGATATACCTTTAAGGGTAGGTCAACCTATGGAAGGATTTGCCTATCCAAATGTTTGGGGTATATCTGATCAAAGGCAACAGGAAGAACCAGTACTTGGGTTTGCTCAACCCAGTGAATGTGAAAAAGTTCCAATGGGGCAGGTGCAGAAGGCTATCCAAGGAATGATTAAAGATATTGAGAGAGCACAAGACCAACTTTCAAGGTGGGAGAATACTGCCTCTGGATGGATTAGCGACAAACAAGAGTACATCCAGAAGAAAATTGATATCGCATCTAACTTTGTATCGAGAGGTATGAAGTGGATGATTAAAGAGATGCGTAAGAATGTCTTGGAGACACTTAATAATGAGACGAAGAAGTTATATCACGAAGTTGCTCCGATAGATCGAGATAAAGTAAAAGCTGCTAAAGATGGTACTCTTGAGTTATTGTCCTGTTTATACAGTAAGATAACTAAGAATCTATTTAAAATGATAGGTGACTTCTTAGGCAAGATGGTTGATAGATTTATTAATGTACCAGCATGTGCTATTGAGAATTTTATTGGTGGATTAATGGGCAATCTACTAGGAACTATAAGTTCAATAGTTGATAGCATTATGGGTAGTCTCTCAAGTATCCTTGGTGGATCATTTAATATTGCAGATTCTATCTTAGGTCTTTTAGCACAACTTGCTGGATTCTTTAGTTGTGATGATAAGCAAGAATGTCCAGAGTCTAGTGAGTGGGATATATTTGCAGGTGGTCAACCAGATGCAACATTTGATATTCAGAGTGTTTTAAATCAGGCAAAAGGACTTGCTTCTGATGTTAAGAATTTAGTTGATTTTGATACTCTTAAAGGGTTAAATCTAAATGATATGTTAACCTCTGCTACAAATGCTGCTAATGCATGTAATGTCGGACCAGTATTTTGTGCTCCACCAATAGTAACTTTCTGGGGTGGTGGTTTATCACGCAATTCACCAAATCATGCTAGAGGTAATGCAATTATTAGTGCAGCAGGTGATATTCTCGGAGTTGATATTATTGCACCAGGATTAGGATATACAAAAGAACCTTTTGTTACCATTAAAGATAATTGTGGTAAAGGTAAAGGTGGATTTGTTAGACCAAAGATGAGACCAGATGGTGGAACTAATCCAGATACAGGTCGTCCAACATTTAGTGTTGATAATGTTGTAGTTGAGGAACCTGGATATGGATTCCCATCACAACCAAATGGAGATATGGGTGGTGATGGTAGAGTTTGGGCAACTTCTGACCAGACAGTAGTTAAAAGAGCTGATGGTAAATGGCAACGATTTGATAAAGATGCAGTAATTACACCAGAGATTGATACTACCACACCTAATGTAGATGGTGGTGTGGGTGATACAGTACTTAGACCAGAGGATAGAAATATAGTTGGGGTTGGATCTGCAATAATTGGTCCTGGTGGACTTCCTACTCCTACCACTACTAGTGGTCTTCCTCCTGGTGGTAGTGGAACTGAGACTTTGGATGGCGATCAACCAATGGAAGATAGGATCGCACGTAGGAAGGGTACAACTTTACTTCCAGGTACAGGTCCTGATGGTGAGACAGATTTTAATGCATTCCCTGCATTAACTGTTGGTAGTTATCCTGTAATGCTTTATCTTTGTGGATTAGAGATTGAACAAGCAGGTATGAATTATGATTCTAACTATGATAAGGTTGTTATTGAACCAAATCCAACTGGGGCAGAGATAAAAGCAACCTTTGGTCCTTTTGGTGTATTAGATACTGTCGAGATTATTAATCCTGGTGAGGGATGGACAGAGAGACCTGAGATATATGTCTCTACTAATACTGGTTATAATGCTGTTATAAATCCAATCTTCTGTGTTAGGAGAATTGGTGATGATACTGTTGGTGAAATTCCACCAGGCACACCTCTTGTTAGAGTCGTTGATTGTGTTGGTAATGTTAATAGAGGAACTGTTGATCCTAATAAGGGATACCGAATCATAGAGAGTAACTAATGGCAAAGTTAAAAGTACATAACCCTCTAGAATTGGGTAATGATTACGGTCATTTAAAGTTTGGTCATATTAATATGAACAATCAACTAAGTGGTATCATGCTTAGGAATGGTCTTCCAGGTCAGGAAGTTGAGCATTATATGACTATGATCTCTTCTGGTGCTCAGAAGGGTGGTACTATTAATAGATGTCCAGGTGTCTTTCAAATACATTGTGGAGAGAGACCAGTAACAAACAATGCTTTTATATTAAATGCTGCTGAAGGTGATATTGTTATCAGAGCAGCACGAGGTAGAGTAAGGATAGAAGGACAAGATATTGATATGCATGCGAATAAAGGTATAATAAACCTAGATTCTAATGAGAAGATCAATATGAAATCTAAAACCATTGAGATTAATGGTGATTCTGTGGTAAAATTCTTCTCATCTGGTTTATTAGAGTTAATTGGTCAAAACACTCTTAATTTTTGGGGTGGATTAATTGACTGTGCTGATGGAGCAACCACAGGTCTTCCATCTAAAGGTGAATCATTATTAGAAGATCAACAACGAGAGGGTGGATTAGATGGCTAAGTTCCCAGACATAGAATGTAAAAAGACTTTATTTGTAGGTGAGGGTTTACCAGCACCTTGTTTAGGAATTGGTCCTAGTCAGATTAGAGGTGGTGCATATATTGAAGCACCTATGGTTGTTGGTGCTCCTTGGTTTACCTATTCTGAAGCAACCGTAATGATTGCTAATACATTTAATCCAGATGCAATGATGCCACCTATTTCCTTGAAGGTTAAAGGTGATTCTATAATGGAGGGTAATGGCAGAATGTCAAATACCCTTAAGATCTCTGGACCACAGACTGATCTATTATATGTTGATGGGGATGCCTTCTTTACTGGTGCAGTAGATTGTGGTAACAAAGGTAAACTTGCTTCGAGATTCTCTGCTGCTGATGGTAAACCAAAACCTTTTGATATACAACATCCTACTAAAGGTAAAGGTCATAGACTTAGATATGCTTGTATTGAGGGACCAGAGGTAGGAGTATATTATAGAGGTAGATTAAAGGACTCCAATAGAATTGATTTACCATATTATTGGAAGGATTTGGTTGCAGAAGAGAGTATTACCGTACAGTTGCAACCAATTGGAAGTAGACATTTTCATTTAAATGTCATAGAATTCACAAATGAGTACATAATTGTGGGTGAGGCAGATGACAAACCGATAGATTGCTTCTATCATGTCTACGGAGAACGAAAAGACATTAATCCATTGATCACAGAATATGAGGGTAATAGTTGGGAAGATTATCCAGATCCAAACTATGATCCTAATAAGGTTGATTCTGATGAAAGGGTGTATAATGATCCTAGATTCTCTGGTCCTCCCAATACCAACACAAAATGAGAACACAAAATAAAGAGAACTATTACTACATCTTTTGGGTTGTAGCAATGGTTGCTTTTATAGTACCTCAAGTCTTTACTGCTATTGCATATTGGAGACTTGCTGATATTCTCACTGATCCTATACGAGTAGAGCATGTAAATGAGTGAAACAACTTTAGTATTAGTAAGTGGTGGATTTGACCCCTTACATAGTGGACACATTGCATTTTTTAAAGCAGCAAAAGAACTAGGAACTCTAGGAGTTGCTGTTAATTCTGATGATTGGTTAATCAGGAAGAAAGGAAAGTATTTTATGAATGTGGCAGAGAGGATGTCTATAATTAAAGAGTTGAAGTGTGTTGATGTTTGTATTGAATTTAGTGATAAAGATGATACTGCCAATGATGCTATTAAAATGGCATTAGAGGTATATAATAAGGTAATATTTTGTAATGGTGGTGATAGGAATAAAAGTAATATACCAGAGATGGCAAAATGGAAGGATGATCCTAGAGTAGAATTTAAATTTGGTGTTGGTGGTGATGATAAAAAGAACAGTAGTTCATGGATTTTGAATAGGTGGAATGAAGAAGATAATATACACTGAAGAGAACTTTATAAGTCCAGAAGAGTGTAAAGAACTTATTGAGTTATCTAAGTTAAATCCAGACGAGATGCCTTATGGTGATGAGAGTAGAGGTGGCAATACATATCTAACAACTCTTGATGGAATATACTTTGAATCTCAAAAGAATAATGCTGTTGATAAGGTAACGAATGTATGTAAGACGTTTGATAATAGAGTACTTATAGATTATGCAGGTGTGGTGAGATGGCCTTCTGGTACTTTTATGAAACCTCATATTGATCCACATAGACCTAATCAAGAACCTGATTTGTTTGCAGCAGTTCTTTATTTGAATGATGATTTTGATGGTGGGTACACTTGTTTTGATGAGTATGAGATAAAACCAGAGACAGGTAAGTTACTTATCTTCTCGAATTCTGTATATAAACACTCAGTCAGTAAGATTGAGGGTGGTGAGAGATTTGCTCTTAGTATATGGTATAACCGATGAAGAAAGTAATGTATGTTGAGGAGGACTTTTTAAGTCCATCTTTATGTGAACCATTTATTGATCTTCATGAGAAGGAGAATGATTCTTTTTTGGAGACGGTAACTCATTCAAATTCTGGTGAGAGTTTGAGTTATGCTCCCGATATACCAGAACCAGATGGTGATTATGGTGCAATTTATTTGGGTGGTGATGTACGTCCTGTTGATATTAAATTGACAAAGGATGAACTTTTTAAAAATGTTATCAGTAATGTAACTAATATTTGCAAGACTTTTGTTAATGATATACAATTAGATTATTGTGGTGTTATAAGGTGGCCTAAGGGTACTTTTATGAAACCACATTATGACAAATCCGAAATGTTTAGTCCAAATGTACTTGCAGCATTTTTATATTTGAACGATAATTATACTGGTGGTCATACACAGTTCGATACATTAGATGAGAAGGTATGGTTTGATGTTAAACCAAAAACTGGTAAGTTATTGATTTTCTCAAATCGAGAGTATCTTCATCATGTTAGTGAAGTCGAGTCTGGAACTCGATACATATTATCTTTTTGGTTTAATGCCTACGTATCATCATAAAGAGACTGGAAGACGATTCCTGTTTGTTCATATTCCAAGGACTGCTGGTAGATTCATTCAAGAGAATATAAGATTGAATGGATATGTACCAGAGCAAATTATATGGGAACCAATTGAGGGTGTCGAGATCTCTCATCTTCATCGAGAATTATATGAGAAGTATTTGGATGTAGAGTACTTAGAACAGATTGCTATTGTACGAGATCCAGTAGAAAGGTACATATCATTAAAGTCTCATCCACATCATCCAAAGGGATGGTTTAGACCACAGGTAGATTATATTAATATGAAAACTCATCTTTGGAGATTTGAGGATGGGTTTGGTGATGCTTTTGCTGAGTGGATGAGTAATATACTACAGAATGATTTTATAATTCAACCATTAGATTCTGAATATCTCTACAATATTCATGGGCAACCAATTTTATTGGAATATACGCAACCAGAATATAAAAGAATTGTAAAGACGGATGCTATTATTGATCATGTACATCTCCACTACAGACAGGACTTGACACTATTTTCCTAGGACTATATAATAGTACAGTAATCAATTGATTCTCAGTTTTGTCCGTTGGTTACAACCTCTTTGGAGGGAGTACAAAAGATCTCTAGGCGTAATACGCAGGTAGAAAGAGTGCCCTCCCACCTATTTTAAAAACTGCAAATGAAATTAAAAATTACTTGGAAATACGTTTGGTATGAAGATCAAGTAGTTAGAATGTGTTTTATAAATGGTTATCCTTATACTTTTGAGGATCTAACAACTGAAGAATGTACTGATAAAAAGGTTGCTCAAGAAGCAAATCAAAATAAGGCTAATCATATAATATACACTCAAGAACAGTTGTATGTTTTTTCTCGCTACCTTATGATGGAGCAAGCACATCCAGAGCATTTTGATATGACAGATCAAATCGAGAACCCCAGAGAATTACCATTAGACTAATGGAACTAACAGAAGCAAATGTAATAGAAGTTCTCTCTGAACTTGCACCGTACATAGAAGCAGACGGTGGATTCCTTGAGTTTGTAGAGATAGAGCACGAGACTAACTTTGTTAAGGTTAGGTTAG